ATCGCAAACGTGACGTAGAACTTAGAATCAGCTGCTCCGGTATTGAGTTTGAAGTTTGGCACGTCAATCATTTCCAATGTGAAGCCCTTAAACTTATTGTCAGCGGTTTTAACGCCGAGTAATACGTTGTTTTGGGTGTCCACATAGATAACATCAAACAAATCCTGTTTGTTATCCAATGAACTGATTTTTTGATGTAAACACGCACCGCCTTTGATGTACTCAAATGTGTATGAATATTTACCATTTCGGATTTTACGATTACCGCCGTACGGTGTGGCCTCATAAACCCCCTCAGATGATTTGTCCTCCATACCAACGAATGTCTTAATGAGTTGGAATCGGTCCGCTTGCACGTCCTCCGCTAACCCGTCCTGAACATTTGTGAGCATATCGGATATTTGAGCCGTTGTAAACTCATAACCTCTCGGCACAAGTAAAACGCCTTCGATAAGTCCGGGCGTGTAGTGGCATGAAGTGAATCCGGTATTGGATACACTTGCTATGCAGCTAAACGCGTTTAATGAATTTGGCATATTTTTTTTATTTTAATTGATTGTGTAAATGATTGTTGAATTAATTGTTCTGTTTGAAACTCTTATTTTTTGTTTGTACGACTGAAAGCTACCCGAACGGCTTGCGATGTACTCATTATCTACGTCAAGTGATTTAATTAGCCCGTTTATTACATGCGAATACCCCGGGTCAACGTCATTATTGGCTAAGTAATCAAACGCGGTTAGGTTGTACTCTGTTGACTGCACATTGCTAATGGCTGTGAACTTAGGAACCGATATAGTTATCGGGTTTAATTCAAAGCTGTTTGACATTGCAGCCACCACCTTACCTGATTGAACCTTGAACCAAAAACCCAAACGTGTGCCGGGTATAACCCCGTCATCAAGCTTGACATATCCGACATACTCGCCATCTGCATACGCAGATACGCTGAACGTATAAGGTTGGCCAACATAGGCTGTTACATCGGTTGCAAATACGCCATTGCCCTTATCAAGAAAATAATAAAAGATAGGAGCTATATTGCCCACATCAATCATTTCACCTTCAAACTCGATTGTAATCTCATCGCCTGAATACGTTACATCAATGCTTGTAACCGCTGAGTAAAACAACAACTGAGGCAATGACGGCACAACCCATGATTGAAGCGTACACATATTTGGCAATACAGATAACTCAAGGTCTTTAATCCAAATGCCATCCACAACATCGGGCAGGATATACGCTATCTTGCCCCCGCCTGATTCTTCACCCATGTGCAAGTCATCAACTTTTACATGAGGAACGCCCCTGCTATGATACTTCCTGAAGTAATTACTTGATTCAACAACGGCCATAAATTCCGCGTAAATCGGGTAAAGAATAGGTAAGTAGTTTTGCGTGTAACGGTCCTCACTATACATCGAGTTCTCACTTTCGGTGCATATCAAGAATGTAAGCGATACATCAAGCGAATCCTTACCGCTTACTTTTCTTTCATCAAATGAATAAATCAATGCTATAAGCGGGTATTTAACCTCCTTATTGCCTTCTGATTTATCTTTCGATGCAAGACGTTGGCGGATGTGATTATAAGAGCCATATAAGAACTGAACATCACGCCCTAATTCAGTGCGAAGATTTGCGCTGACATCCGATACTATCTTTTCAAATAGTGATGGAATAGAAACAGGTAATTGTTCGTATGTATGTGCCATTATATACCGATGTAGTTTTGTTTGATAAAGAACCTTTCGGGCTGATTGCCTGTAAATCCTGCGTAATCGGGATAGTCCGCTTTGTTTTGATAAATAAAATCGTCAAGAATTCTATTTAGCTCCACCATGCGATTCCATGCCCTTACAGATGTCTTTACGATGCTTACGGGTGTCGCATTTTCAGGGAGTTGGCGTATAACACCAACCCCTGAGTTATGCGATTTTAAGCCTGTTAGAATCTTTGTAAAAACATAGTTAGCTATCGGGCTTTCTTTTTCCGAATTAGCCAACCCCCGCCACTTATTCAATAACCCATTTGAGTCTGTGAATTCAGCACCCTTCCAGATGTCATACCAAATGCCAGACGTAGGGTTTGATGCAATGGCAGCGGTTAAGTCCTTTGCCATTTTATACCCTAAGAAGTCAACAAGGTAGTTATCTTCATGGATTGCTGTCATCTCGATATAATACTGACCTTCAGACTTTAAATCGTCTGTATTTGGCAGTATGTTATCACCAACAAAATATGAGTTATTGATTATCGTAGCCATACGGATTTACTTTTTTACGTGACCTTTTGCAATCAAGGTATCAGCAGTTTCAGCATTAAGAGTGTATTTTTTACCCTCTTTGTATTTATCCTTTTTGCCTGTTCCTGTTACGGTAACAAAGCCCTCAGGCGCTTGTACTGCTTCTTCCTTTTTTGCTGGTTCTTGTGTGTGTGTTGCTTTCGCCATACTATTTAAAATTAAGGAGTTTCAAGAGCTGCAATAGCGTTTGTAATGTTTGAAGCGTAAACAATTGCTGCTTTGTCGTTCTCTTTCACATAGTGAACCGCACGCATTTCACCTAAGATGGTAACTTGGTTTTTAGTGAAGTTATCGCTGTTCAAACCGACGCTGATATTGAACTCTTCACGAATACCCAATGTACATTTAGATGGGTCAAGGATGTAGGCTTCATTAGCAGTTACGCCGTTGTTTTCTACAACCAACAGACCAGCAGAGGTCATCAACCCGCCCGGAACATCGGTAGCATAACGACCGTTTTTGTCTTTCACCATGCGAAGCAAAGCAACGTCATTTGGATTCATCAATGCAACCGTTGCGTTATAGTTTGATTTAGCTACCTGAGCCTTTGCGGTTACAAGGAAGTCAAAGATATTGGCGTTCTCAATCAAATCAGTAAATCCGGTTGTTGCATAAGCAGTTGCGTATGTTTCAATTCCTTTCAAGTTCGGGCTTGTACCGCTACCTGTTAAGATTTGCGAATCCAATTCTAACTCAACCAATTCGCGTAATTCATCATTGATGATTGACTGCAAGTAAGGCAAGTCGGCCAATGCCTGCTTAGTAACGGTTACATAAGATGCAACGGTTTCAACAGGTAATTTGCGCTCCACTAAATTGAAATCGGATTGTGATTTAGCATTTCCTTCGGTCTGCATACCTGCACCACCTTCAGGGGTTGCTTTGTCAAACCAACTGATATATTGGTCTGCAATCGGACGGGTTCTGATTAATTGGCGTAAAAATGGCGCACGACGGGCAAATTGGCCCACATTTGGGTCCCATGAAGAAATCCCAACAAAGCCTCCTGAGTAGTTGCTTGAACTCATGTTGGCAACGTCCTTATTTACGATTGACATCTCAACCGATTGACCGGGCTTCCAATTCTTCAACTGCTCGATGTGCTGACCTAATTGTTTGCTTACTTGGTCTGTAAATGTTGGTTCTTTGTAGTCACGTTGTTTCATGGCCTGCAATTCTTCGATTGCAATACCTTGAGCCTTCAACGTGTCTGTTAAAGAGTCCTGAACGGCTTTAGTTTCCGTTTTGATTGATTCGGTTAATGCTTCCATCTTTGAAGCAAATTCCTGATTGTTTATCATCCCGTTCAATTTGTCGGTGACAAACTTTTGCGCCTGACCTGTGATTTCTGTAATCAGGGCTTTTTCTTGTTCGTTAAATTCCATTGTTTGTGATTTTTAATAGTTAAAAAAATTTGTGCTTCACGAGCTTTGAATAGTCCACCTGATTGGTATTAACCGGATCGGGGTTGTCTGAATTGTCATCGACGGATTCAGGATATGTTATCGGGGTTGCATCGTTGCTTCCAAATAGCACCATACTACCCTCTTTAATTATTTTTGCCTCTTCAACGCCCCATAAGAACCCCGCTTCGTCAACGGCTTCTTTGTTTACGATGTCTGGGTAAACTGAATCAAAATACACTTTATTTTCAGCGTATTCCCTATCGTTTGAATTGATACCTAAACGCAGTTTGACGTATTGCATCCTTACGCTGTTTTGTATCGGGCGTTTCTGTTCAATGATTTGTTTTGCCTGCTCATGTACTATCTTATCCATTTCAATCTCATAAACCAGCGCCTCAGTTGTTCCGTCGTAGTTCTTACCTAAAAACGCCCATGAAACAACCTTAACCATCGGTTTTACATCCGTAGGCCATGCGATTATACTTGTGGTTTTGAGTTCATGGTCCATGACGTAGAATAGTTTTCCGTCCTGCTCATTAACTGACTTCGACCAAATGCCGGGCCTGTGGACATCACCATGAGAATCGTAGTAATTGATGGTATTGATTACGGGGTAAACCGCAGTTGATTTCATCGGGAACGGCTGCCCCTTTTGGCTTACTGCGTCCTTCATCAATTCAAACGGCGCAAACTGACCTTTACTCTTCGATTCGTATATTGCCGCCTTCTTTATCGCTATTAACTTCGATTCGTTGGCCTTCAATTCCTTGAATAGTTCCGCCTTGTTGGTGAAGGTCTTGTTTAGTTCCGGTATAAATATTTTCATCTTCCTTTAGTATTTCTTTTTCAAGTTTAGCTCTCTTCAGGCGTATCACCCGCTCCGCTTCCTGTTTCGTTAGTATTTTCATAAATTTCGCTCATTTGATACTTGTATCTGTTGCCGTCTGTGATAGGCTTCTGCCCTATCATTTCAAGCATCTGATTGAATGTAATTGCATTTAGATTGAACTGCATTTCAGCCGCTTCTGTGATGGCTTTTATTCCTTTACCCTTCTCCTCATTGCTTTCTTGCATGACTTCTAAATGGTCATAGGTTTTCTTAATCAGAACCTTCGATACATCCACTTTCAGCAATTCCATTAGCTGCATGCAATATGATTCTGCCATAGGCATAACCGTATCTTGATACAATGACTTCCATGCGGTGTTTTGGTTGTTGAAAGTACTTCCTTCAAGTTGCAACAAGTCTTTCGGATAACCTAATCCCGTTGCGATGTCAAACGTGGCACGCTTATAGGTTTCATTCAGCCCTAATTCAGTTGCATTGAATGACATTGACTGCCATTGAAGGGCTGCATCTGTGATAATGATTTGGCTTTGATCGGGTTGGAATCCGTATGCATTTTTGAAGTCACGT